GGTATTGTCGCTATATAGTTGCGCTGGGCTGAGCCAAACTGCTATTGAAAGGCGGGATAGCAAACAATGTGGGCCATAATCCTCTGTAGCCCAGTGATAGCAAGGAAAAGCAGCATAAAGAGTCTTGATATCAAGATTCTATTCTATTTTCCAGTGGTGGCCCCCTCCGAGATCCGGCCGCTTTAATATAGTATATATGTATGACAAAAAAAAATTGACCTTATGCGAGAGTAAAATGATTAGAATAATGACAGATGAAGAAGTGCATGAAAGTGATGTTGAATTGATTGAATTGTTTGGTGTTGCATTAGTTGATAGAGATAAATCTGCTATGAAGGATTTACTTTATGTTATGGAAGATAAACTATTAGGTGAATGTATTTGTTTAGAAGAAGATTGTTATTGTAGTGGCTGGTCATAAGTTGATTAATAAAAAACAAACGTCTTTTCCATATAGCAAAGGTTGTCTTTATGTCTAGGGTAGGAATACCAAACAAAAACAAGAAGTTCTTATTGGCCCGATTACAGGATATGTATGGGGAATCATTCCACCCTATTATGAAGATGGCTGAAGCTGCTAGTAAGCTAGACTATATTGCCGAACAAGAAGGTGATGTTGCTGCCCTTAATGCTTCTGTTAATGCCTGGGGTAAGGTTGCTGAATACACCGAGCCTAAACTAAAGGCTGTAGAGATACGCGCTGACAGTTCTGCTATAGTTGCAATTCAACGTAAACGCTTTGATGGTGGTGTTGACGCTATAGAGGCTGAGGTTGTGGAAGTAGACCCTGTAGTAGAGGCTATAATCAATGCTGCTGTAGATGAAGATGAGGATGAAGAGTAATGGCTAAAGGCAAGAGCATGGTTCACAAGCTGGACAAAGAAACACAACGACGACACTTCTCTGATGTTAATGGCGGCAAGGGCGATAGAAACCGTACCTCTACCACAGAAACAAGAAAAACATTTAAAACAAACTACGATGCTATCGACTGGAGTAAGAAGTAATGGCTACCATTGAATACTGTATGGGGCCACAAGGTCAGGTGCTACAAGAGTATGCTGATTGCCGCTCTCAAAACTCCTTTATCATGGGGCCGTTAGGTTCTGGCAAGACAGTACAAACTATCCTCAAGTTGTTTGACCTAATGGTAGAGCAGGCTCCTGTAATGGCTCCTGGTCACAAGAACTATGGTGTCAGACTGTCCCGCATTATTGCCTGTCGAAACACATACTCTGAATTGTTCTCCACAACCATTAAAGATTGGCTAGAAATCCATGAAGACTTAGGGCCATTCCGTCAGGGTAACAAAGAACCACCCACACATTATATTAACTTTCGTTTAGAAGATGGCACCTCGGTTAAATCAGAGGTCATATTCATTGCATTTGACCGCCCTGAGCACGTTAAGAAGGCTAGGGGTATCCAGTGTACATGGGTATGGCTAAACGAGACTAAGGAGCATTCTAAGGCCGTCCTGGACATGCTTGATTTACGTCATGGTCGTTATCCTTCTAACAAAGAGGGAATCAAACCTACGCATCATGGTGTACTGGGTGACAGTAACGCGCCTGATGAAGACCATTGGTACTATAAGCTGGCAGAAGTTGAGCGTCCTGAAGGCTGGGTATTCCATAGGCAACCAGGCGGTGTATTTAAAGATGGTGAGACATGGAAGCTAAACAATAATGCCGAGAACCTAACCAACCTCCCTGATAACTATTACAAGCGGGGACTAACAGGTAAAACACATGATTGGATTAAAGTTAATCTTGCTAATGAGTACGGCTTTGTGTCTAACGGTAAGCCAGTTCATCCGATGTACACAGATAGTGTTCACGCATCCCATATGGACTTTACCCCATGTAAAGATACTCCTATCGTCTTGGGCTTTGACTTCGGTCGTACACCAGCTTGTGCCTTTTTGCAGCGCACTTCTATCGGTCGTTGGATTTGCTTCGATGAGATGGTGTTAACTGATAGTGGGGCAGTAGACTTTGCGCCTACCCTAAAGCGTTATATTGAAGACACTTACCCTGATCACAGCTTTAAAGGCTGGGGTGATCCTTCTGGTGACAACAAGAATCAGGCCAACAGTGATACACCGTTTAAGATCATGCGAGCCGCTGGCATTCCCTGTCTACCAACAGACTCTAACGATCCCCTCAAGCGTAGAGCCGCTTTAGAAGTACCGATGAAAGAGATGTGTATGGATGGTAAGCCTCGATTCATTGTCTTACCTAAAGCCTCTATGATCCGTAAGGGCTTGCAGGGTGGTTTCTGTTATCGTCGTGTACAGACATCAGGTGAACGCTACAGTGATCAACCCGATAAGAATGAATACTCTCACCCAGTAGAAGCTCTTGAGTACGCCCTACAAGGTGAAGGTGAAGGTCGTTCTGCTCTCCGTAGAGATGGTGGCTTTGCTAAACCCCACACAGCTAAGGTGAACTTCAGTGTCTTCTAGTCTGGATAATGCTTATGTAATCTTTAAAGGCAATACAGGTCGTTGGTATTCGACTTTCTTGCATAATGATTTCGGGCATTGTCTTGTTATTGAGCCTTCTAATGGGCAGTACGTTGTGTACGAAAAGACTACTGAGAAAGTTCTAGTGTATAATGTCAACCATATAAATGATATAATTGGGCCTACAGATATAACTGTGAGTTATATAAAAAAGGACGGTAAGAAGAGGCTATTTATGCTCAACACTTGTGTTGGTCATGTTAAGCAGTTCTTAGGTATTAACAATCCTTTTGTATGGACTCCCTATCAACTATACAAACACATGAAGAGGTAAGACTATGGGCAGCGGCAAAGCACCAGAGAAGACAGCAGAACAAGAAGCAATGGAAACTCTGCAACGCAAAAGATTAAATGAAGAAACTGCTTCTAGTGAACGCAGATTAAAAGCTATGGCCAGGGGCAAACTAGGGAAGCAATCTCTATTGAGTCAACCAATGCAAGCTCCTGAAGCTCCTAGTGGCCCAACAGTAACTAAAGGGTATGTAAGAACTGCTGACGGATTGGTTAAAAGTAAGTTGAAAGGTCGCGCAGGTATAGATGCTAGAAGGTCTGCTATTGCTGGCGGTGCTGTAGGTGCAGATAAAAAATCAATACTTGTTGGCGGTGTTGTAGATGCAGATAAAAAATCAATACTTGCTGGCGCTGTTGGTGGCAAGTCTTCTAAGAAAAAGAAACTATTTGGTGGAATATTCTAAATGCAATTACCTAAAGAGCTTGGTTCACTTACGGACTTAAAACGAAGAGAAGCTAAAGCCTTTGAACACATGGCTATGTGGCATGACATCCTAGATGATGCCTATGAATACTTCCTGCCTAACCGTAACTTGTTTGACAGCTATCAACCTGGCGCTAAGAAGATGGATCGTATCTTTGATTCTACTGCACTAGAGGCTATACAGCAGGGTGCAAGCAAGCTACAGGAAAACATTGCTCCTATCTGGTCACGCTGGGCTACCTTTGCTCCTTCTGATCGTGTACTCAAGATGCTAGAAGAGGGTAACTATGATGTAACCGAAGAGGAGATTCGTGCCAACCTAGAAGATCAGGCCACCATTATCTTTGATTACATTAACCGATCTAACTTTGCTACGCAGTTCTTTGAGCATGCCCTTGATCTACTCATTGGTACTGGCACTCTGCGTATTGATGAGACAGACGAAGACGATTTACCTATTGTTTTCCATGCTATCCCGCAGAAGGGTATTGCTTTTGAAGAAGGCCCGAACGGTAATGTAGAAACACATTGGCGTAAGTTTCAGGTCAAGGCTCGCAACTTAGAGCGTCAATGGCGTGGCTTCAAACCTTCCGATAAAATGAAGGACATCATTAAGAAAAGCCCAGAAGCCGACATTGATATTAGTGAAGGCGTAGTCTATATGCCTAAGTCTAAGACCTACTATGGTTGTGTATGGGTTAAAGGTGAAGACCATATTAGCTGGATGGAAGACTTTGGCAAATCTAGTCCTTGGGTGACAGGTCGTTATTCTAAGGTAGCTGGTGAGATCAGAGGTCGTGGCCCAGCACTACAGGCACTCCCTGATGTACGCTCTCTCAACAAAGCCAAAGAGTTTGTTCTCCAGAAAGCCGCTATTGATCTAGCAGGCATGTACACTGCTACCGACGATGGCGTAACCAACCCCTACAATTTGAGTATAAGCCCAGGTATTGTTATTCCTGTAGGTTCTAACAACTCATCTAACCCATCTATTCAGCGTCTTGATACAGGTTCTAACTTACAACTTGCACAGTTCCAGATCAATGATATGCAGATGGCAATTAAACGCGCTTTGTTTAATGACTTGCGCGATCCTACTGGTGCTGTTCGATCCGCCACCGAGGTTGCTATTGAGTCGCGTGAACTGGCAAAACGCATCGGCTCTGCCTTCGGCAGATTACAGACAGAAGTGTTGATCCCCATTGTTAAGCGTGTTGCTGCTATACTTACACGCAGGGGCATTATTACTCCTATTGCATTAGATGGTCGTGACATTGACATTAAGTTCTTGTCTCCGTTGGCTAAAGCTCAAGACGGTGAAGACATACTAAGTGTTCAACAAGCTGTTGCATTTGTTTTGCAGACTGCTGGGCCAGATCAAGCTAAGATTGGCTTTAAGCTAGAAGACTTTGGTACATGGGTTGCTGGTAAGACTGGTATGCCTGCCGAGTTAGTCAGAAGTGAGGCTGAGAAAGCAAAAATTATACAAGCTGGTGCAGAAGCTGCTAAACAAGGCATGGATGTATCTACCCCGCCACCGTCACAAGGACAAACTGCTCTATGAGTTGGGAAGATTTAAACGGTCATCATGGCTTTAATAAGGAAACTGCTAAGAAAGCTAACAATGCGGCCAGGGAAAAGGCTGCTGAGTTAGCGCAGGCATACAATCATTGCTTTGCTACCCCAGAAGGCAAGAAAGTTTTGGAGGATTTAACACAGCGTTTTATCTTCCAGAACAATACCCCATTTGGTTCTGAGAATGCCAACTATGAATCCGCATATCACAATGGTGAAAGCGGTGTAGTTAAGTTCTTGATTAACCAGATACAAAAAGCTGAAATACTTTAATTACAAAAGGTAACACCAATGATAGAAGAAAATCAGGCCGCACCCGAAACTACAACAAGCGACACCCTGCTGGATGCAAGCGCTCCAACCCTTAGTGAGGGCGAGTACTTCTTATCCGATGGTATCAAGGGATCAGGCGACACCCCCGATTGGTACAAAGGCGACAAGTATAAGTCTGTTGCCGAGCAAGCTAAAGCATACACCGAGTTAGAAAAGAAGTTTGGTGGATTTGCTGGCGCACCTAAAGATGGTTATTCAGGCCCAGAAGGTATTGAGTCTGATGATGCCCTACTGCAAGAGCTAACTGAGTTTGCTGAAAAGACAGGCATGAGCCAAGAAGCATTTGGTGACGCATGGGAATTATTGTCTGCACAAGGTCAAGCTGTAGAGCAGGTATCTCAAGAACAAGAGATTGCATCGCTGGGTGATAATGCTCAAGAGCGCATTAAAAATGTCGAAGGCTATCTAAAGAACAACTTGGATGCTGATGTGTACGAGGAAGTTCGTAGCCTAGTGACTGATGCCCGATCAATAAAACTGGTTGAGCATATGGTTCGTGCTACTGCTCCTGCTAGACTGCCTATTGACGGTGGTGATCATCCTTCTGGTATGACATGGGCAGATGTTGAATCTGAAATGTTTAAGAAGACTGACAGTGGACAGTTACTACGCAGTATTGACTCTAACCACGAAGCCAAGATTCAAAAAATGATGCAAGACTTTGGCGGTGATAGACAGCATAGTAGAACCTTCGGTTGATAATATGGGGTGAAAGGTGTATAATCGAGACACTGGACACCCCTTTCTATTAAGGCCCAGTAAATTTAGGTTGAA